AATGTAAAACCAGGCATACCATAGATTAGGTAGAAAATGGATTGATGTATATCTAATTTACTAGATGGACTTAGGCCAAAAAAACTCGACTGTAAGCGGTATTGACACGCTCACAGTTCCCTCCCCTATTTGGATTTCCGATGTCAAATCAATATCGGGAGAAATACTTTGTATGTAATTTCTCAATGCCACAGAGTCACGGGCTAGCATATTTTGTGAAAATGATGATATGGTTTCTACCTTATTATCACCATCTACCTCTGTAATCGTATAACGAAGTCTTGTAGATATATCTGAATTATATCCTACTTTTCTTGCCTGTTCTAAATCCTTTTCTATTAGTTTCTCTTCCTTACCTGTAAGAAGTCTAAACTTTACTTTGTTTTTTCCAATTGGAGTTTCAAAGTCAAAAGAATTATCTGTGTAATCTATGCCACCTGGTAATTCTCTAAAAGGACATTTTGTAAGGTCAAATGTATGTTCTATTTTTTCTTGAATATTATTTGGATTTGTTACTTCTACCGTGTACTCTGGACCATAAGCAAGAATACGAGCAGCAACTAATACAGCGTTCTTATCGCCTAAAATTAAGGTTTCTTGACTTACACCCTTTGTAACAATTAAACTATCTAGTAGTTTATCAATAACCACACCTTTCTTAATAAGGTTTTCAGACATAAGAATATCTTCTTCTCTTGTGGTCATATATTTAAGTTCTAATTTACCTTCAGCAAGTGGCGAGTCTTTTGGATAGACCTTACCACCAGACGGTAAATCAATAATTTCCGTTGGGAACTTATGTTCTGACATTTATAACTCCTTGTTGTATTTAAACAACTATTTTTTAGAATTCAAGTACAGCGTAATCGTATCTAAGTGTCAAAGTAATTTCGACAGGATTAGAATCACTAAAATCCAAGTCACCAAAACTGGCGTCTTGAATATAAGTACCATGTAGTGTCCATTTTTCAATGATATCACCGACTGGTCCTAATACTTGAAAAGTAACATTTTTCTTGTATGTCTCTTGATAACCATCACGACCTGTAGTACTTTCATGATGAAGTCTTACCCATTCTATTACTGAAGAAGCAGCAGATGGGACTATCGGGTCATAAAGAGTTATCTGTAGTGTTTGCCACCGACCTTTACCTTTAACATATTTAGTTACATTCATATGCTCCAATACAACCTCATCAAAAGTTATTTGAGGTCTTTGTGCCGTTTTTATAGTATAAGCTGGGATGCCTGTATCACCAAGCTCCATGATAAAACGGTTCTTTAGTTTTGGTTCATATGGTGTATACCATAACTGTTCTGAGTCTATTACTGCCATTATTTTTCTCCTATAATAATAAATATGGATTTTCCTAAAAATTATTCAGGAAAAGCAGCTCCGGTTGGTTGTACTACAAAATCTAATACGATGAATTCGGCAGTTCTTGTAGGTTGAATAAATATCTGACCTACTAACATGTTTCTATCAATCGTTTCTGGTGTGTTGTTTGAATCATCCATCACCACTCTAAAAGCATTTATACCTTGGTTCGCTTGTACTTCTTCCATGTAAGGTTGAACGGTATTTATAAATTGGTTTCTTAGAGTATTTGTATTTTGTTCAAATACAAGGTTTCTTGATGAACTTGCAACAAATGTTTTTAAGTTAATTAATAATCTTCTTACATTTACTCGGTCAAGAGCAGAAGCTTTCTTCTGTGTTGTTTTCTGTCCAAATACAGTAACACCTTGTCCAGGAAATGTAGCAATCGGATTAACATTTGATTCATAAAGGTCATCACGATTTTTTTGTGTTAATTTTCTGTATGCCTGAACAGCACTATCAATTCCACCTCTGTTTAAACCAGCAGGAGCAAACCAAGGTTGTCCGATTACATCGTTAAAATGATATACCCCAGCAATCACAACTGATGGTGGAACATATCTATTGACACCCAAAGAAGCATCTTGGATTTGTACCCAAGGATAGTAAGCAGCAGCGTAACTTGAGTTACGAGCTTCTGTATTTGTTTTAGCAGTAGCTACTGAATCTGTTTTTGAAGTATTGTCATAGACTAGAAAACAATCACCTCTGTCTTCACAAAGTTGAATAGCATCACCTATAACTACACTATGATTAGCAAGTTGGTCTACAACTCCAGGTAAAATCAATAAGTTAAAATTATATTCATCTTTATTTGATAATAAACTTATAGCAGTTTTATATCCACCAGTTCCTACAGTAGCAGAACTTACTGACATATTAACACCTTGTGAATTAGTAGCACTTATATTATCATAAAATCCAAATGGATGTGCGACCTCTCCACTACCAAAATTACCAGCAGTTTGTGCAGTTCCATCCGATACATCACCAAAAGCACCACCGTAACTTCCACTACCAAGTGATGGTAAAGAAGCAGATAAAGCATTATCGGTTAAGTTACCATTTTCATCTAAATAATTTGGTGTCTTTTTACTAAGAGTTTTTACCCTTACATACTTAGACCTATTTGGAAATTCACCAGTAGGTTGTAAATAAGCAACTCCATCTTCGGTAGCAACTGTATTTGTTTGATTACCAATTCTTTTTAAAATATAATCAGTAGATTCTGGATCTAATGATAAATTAGCATGTGTTTCAATTATTTTCTTTTTCTTTATGGTATCATTACCTTGTCTAAGTAAAAGGGTAAATGTACCTTTAGAATTGTTTTTATTAGATACTTCCCAACGAAAGTTATCAGAACGACCACCAAATGATCCTTCACCAAACTGGTTATTACCAGCAGAACTTGTTAAAGGTGTAAGTATCTGATCTGTTCCAAGTGAACTTGTATTGTTAAACTGTGGTCCGTTACCTAAAGCTTCAAGTGTAAAAACTGATGTGTCTGTTCCGGCGACTCCGGTTACACCAGCAACTGGAGTTCCAAGTGTTATTTTACTTGTACCATCACCTGTTTTACCAAGAGTCAAATCAAAAGTTGTTGTTACAGCAGTATCAGCAGTTATTGTAACAACTCCAGCACCATTATGAGTTGCAACTGCATGATCTATATTATCATGGGTAGCTCCGTCAGCGTGGTCAGCATTTATTATACCAGTAATTACAGCACCCAAGGCTGAAGCAGCTGCGGTTGCCGACATACCATCAAAGTTTGTATTTTTAATATTTGCATTATTATCAGACTGAAATGCATCTTCTGAATCTCCCGCAGCATCTTCAAAAGTTATAGTTTGCACATCACCACCACCAACTTTTAATGTTATGGTAGAAGCATCAGCAACTACATCTGCAATTGTTATAGTAGCTGAAGCAAATACGGCAGTAGTTCCACCTGTTATTGCACCACCGACAACAGCAGTAGCCTTATTTAAACCAGGTGTACCAACTCTTACAATCGTAAGAGGACCACCTTGTCGTAAATATTCTTTAGCAGTATGTGATGTTAAATATTGATGTTTATCTGAACCACTTTCTATTAGTTCTCCAAATAAATTAGTATATTCACTATATGAATTAACTATGGTTGGTTCAAGGATAGGTCCCTTTACAGTAGGTCCTACAATAGCTGCCCCAACTGGACCTGGTGTTGCGGGTAAAAAAGATTGGTCTATTTCGTTAGTAAATACACCTGGACTAATAATTTTCTCAGCCATTTAAATTCTCCAAAATTAGGTAAGATTCTATACAATTATTCATATATAAATATTACCTATTTTTGGAAAGATAGGGAAACTTATTTTTATTTTTCTTTTATTTTGTAGGTTCTACTTCTACGGTTGGTGTGAACACACCTGTTTGAGGATCTAACTGACCAGGACCATACTTCTTAGTAATAGACTCTAGTTGTGTTTGTTCTTCTTTTTTAAGACCTTCCAATTCCTCATGAAGTTTGAACTCTTCTTCTTCAACTGCTTCGTTTTGTTTTTCTAAGTTGATTTTAGCAATAGCCAACTGACCAAATCTATTTGTTATAGTAGCAGATTTGGTTTGTAGTTCAGCTAATGATTTAAGTTCTTCTTCTGTAAATTTAATTTCGGACATTTAAAACCTCTTGTTTAGTTTGTTGTAACAATTTATATATATAATTATATAAGTTTTTCGGAAAACGATACTTTTTTTGGTTGATATCCTCTTTGCATTTCAGCAGTTTTACCTAAGATGTTATCGGTAAACTCTGGCATTACATATCCCTTAATAGTCATAGTAAATTCATTCTTAATCATTCTCTCACCTTGTGATTCCATTTCTATTTCATTTGATATATCACCATCAAGTGATGAAAGAAAACGGTGACTGGTTTGGTCACCAAAGTAAGTTTCTAAGTGTTCTAACCAAACTGAATTTAAGTCGTTCATTTGCTCTATATAAGATGTCATCATAACTATACTATAGCTACAAGTTACAAAGT